TGTATAAGATTTCTTATCAAATTTTCTATTGCAATAGTTTTCCACTGTTGCTTGTGCATCATCTATAAGCATAGTAAGAAAATCGTCTGTAGCATCTGTATAAGCAGGTCCTAAGTATGCTTTGCATTTTTCAACTGTGGTAAGTGCCATGTTATCACCTACTTTTTAGAATTTTTAGTTTTGGCTTTTGCATCTTCTGTGTTTTCTTTTACGTCTTCTGAAATATTAATTTTAGTTTGTTTAGCTTCTTCTGTTTTTTCTTGATATTCAATAGCATATTTGCCATCAATTAATTTTTGGGCAAGCTTGTCTTTTATCCCTGCTATGTCTCCCAGCACGTAAGGGGGGCAATTTTTTATAAACTCAAGTACCATATGTGTATCCCCCCTTATGCACTAACTACATATCTTAAAACAATATTAAATTTGCCTGCTGTTAATGCTTCTACTGCGGTCGTAACTGTTATTTCTCTTCTGGCTGTAGTTTTTACCATTGTTGCGGCTGTATTTAATTCCTTTACTGCATGTATCCCAGCATCCCAAGGGTTTGTAGCATCACTTATTGCTATTGCTGCAACTGTATCTGCTGTTCCTTCAACCTTTACTGCTAATGTTGCTGCATCTGTAGCACTTGTAGCCGTAGTTAAAACATCTATAAAGCCATCAAGTATAACTGCTTTGGCTGGTATGTATACCCCTAACACATGTGCACCTATTGCTTTATTGGCTGCTATCGCTGTGTCAAAAGTTGCAACTACTGTATGTGGTGCACCATTTAATGTGGCTTCATTGTCTACATTTAAAGTGCCGTTTACATTCCATACTGCGCCGCCTTGTTCCATGTAGTTTATTGTATTATGTCCTGCTTCCATCTTAAAACCTCCTTATATTTCATAATCTGCATAGCCTTTTTCAACTAGCTTATGTGCAATTTCTTCTTCAACTGCTGTTACTTCGCCTTTTCGTAAAGTAACCATTAACCCAAATAATCCTGTTGGGATATCTTTTAATATTTTAATTTTCATATAAGCACCTCATAAAAGGGGCAAAAGCCCCTAATTTTGTGTATAAAAATAGCACTATCTAGCTTTAAACTAAATAATGCTATTAAACTGCTGCCTTGAACCCTGTCAATCTTATAAATGCTGCTGGAATAGCAATTTGCCCGTCTATTCTCTCCCACATCTTCATAAGAACTTGGTGGTTTTTAAATGCTTGATCTGACTGAGTGTTTATCTCTGAGCCCATTTCACCCTTATCAAAGAAATAATATTGTGCCATATTGCCGAAAATTATTTCTGATTGGTTTGTACCAGAACCAAGGTTTGAAGGGATAGCAGAAGTAAACTCAAATGCTTTATATCCGCAAATAGTGTCTGGCTCGCCTTGTGTCATGTCACCTTTTTTGAAGATATAGTTTCCTATTGCATCTTTCATTGTTCTTATTTGCTTCATAACAGAAGTATCAACTAAGAAACAACAATCTGGGTCTCTGTAGTAAATATCTATGCTGTAAGGGAGATTAATTATATCGTCTGGTTGTAAGATTAAGTTTGTAGTGTCTTTTGCTGCAACTGTAGCTATGTCTGTATTTGTTCTTATTCCCATTGGTTGTCCGCTGCCACTGCCACTTATAATTGCTAAGTTTTCAGCTTTTATAAGTGCTTTACTATAGATAGCTGTTAAATATTCATAAAGTCTTACTGGTGTATCAGCAAGTAAGTCTCTTGAAATAGCTGTGTAGCCATCAAGCCTATTAACAGAATATTGGATTTGCCCAAAGGTTGGGTTTGTATTTGTTATAGGACTGTTTTCAGTATCCCATGACATTACAACTCCTGTTGCTCCTACTGGCCAATTACCATTACGATATGTAACTGGGATTGTTGTACACATATTTCTTAATGCATATTTATCTGTTTTAACACGATCAATTATATCTTGGTGAAACTCGATAGGTAATAAAGTTAATCCGCCATCAGATACGCCACCGCTTAAGTCTTTTAACATAGTACTATCATTTAGCATTTGTGCTTGGAAGAATTTAAGTGTTTTTTCTTCCTTCGAAAGTTTATCGTTTGGTTTATCATGAAATTTTAATTTTCTTATTACTTGATCTAATCCTTTTTCTTTTATAGCTTTTTCAGCTAACTCATTTGCCATTTTTTCAATTTGTTCTTTATTCATTGTCAATACCTCCTAATAATTCCTTTACTTTTTTAGCTGCTAACTCTTGAATCATTGTTTGTTCAGCTTCTGTTGGTTCTAAACCTTTATCTTCTGGGTCGTCTGGATTACCATCATCTGGTTTATCCGAAGGTTTTACACCTTCAATAAAATCTTTCATTGCTTTTACACAATCAGACATAGATTTTTGGCAAGATTTCATGTTCTCATGAATACCTTTTAGCTTTTCATGGTTACTAGCACTTATTGCAGCACCACCCTTAGTCTCTCTTAAAGATTTAATTTCATTTTTTAAGTCTTCTATTGTCTTTTCATTCTCTGTTTTTAGACCTTTAAGTCCTTCAATTTCCTTGTTTACATCTTTAAATTGATCTTGGATTAAGCTTTTAACTTCTTCGTCTGTCATATTTTCAACCTCCTTTGGTTTTTGCGATTTATGAAAGTCTGGTGGTTCTTTCCCAAACTCTTTATAATGTTTTGATAGATGATTATAAACTGCTTCTTTGTCTGCATCTGGTATATTTGCACCGCCTTGTGCTCCAAGTAAAGCAGCCATGGCAGCAGCAACGCCTTTCCAAACTGTATTATGGTTTCCATCAGCTAAGTGATGTGGTAACTTATAACTTCCTTTAACATCTGCATTGTCTGAATCATACCAAGTGCAGATAAGTTTCAAAGTGTTCGTGTCAGCATTTTTTATTTGTGCTGGTCCATCCCACGTTGTATCTTCATCAGCTAGTGGAAAATGTTTAAATGGGATTGTACCTTTTTGGGTTATAAATTCATACATGCTTTTGCTTATATGCCCACCTCTATATGCATTTTGAATTGCATTAGGATTGCAAGGTACAGCAACTAAAGATAGTTCTAATAGTTCCCACATAGTATAATCATATCCGCCTTGGTCGTTTGGCTCGTATTTGATTGGGTTAAAACCTATTGAACTAGCATTCATATATTTATTTGCATATAAATAAAACCAGTCTTTAGCATTGTCTGTCTCTGCAAACTGGATTTTAAAAGCTAATTGTTTCCCTTGTACTCTTGTATCTAATGATCGAGCTATACAAGTTGGTTTCTCACTGTCACCGTAATTGTGGTTAGCAAGTATAACAGGGTTCTTTAAATAATTGTCTAGCATAACACCAGACATTAGCATCCTATCGCCTACACGGTCAAAATCTTCTGTAGAGCCTGTCATTTGTATAATTCTGTTTGCTTCATCTAATACTTTAACTTGCCAATTTAAATTTTTATTTTTCAATTCTTATCACCTCCTTTACTGGTTAATCTCATACCATACCATTCTTAGAAAGTACGGTGTCGGACTAGCAGCAAGGTTTTTAAATTGGCACGTAAAGCTTTGCCCCGATCCGATAACCCATTGTCTATCGCTATAAGCTGGTGACTGGTTATATTCTCTTGCAAAAACTGTGCCTGTTGCTCTTGCAAGCCCCGGTGTTTGTGGGTAAAGTTTAAACGTTGATATATTACTTGATTTCTTGTTAAAATTAAAGCTTGCTGTTTCAACTGTATTTTGCATTGTATAAGGGTTGCCACCATTTGTATAAGTTCCGCTATCAACAAATTCAATTAAGAAATTGCCGGGGTTAAAATAAATTTCCTCTATTGAAATATCTTTTGTTCCAGTGTTAGCACCTAAAAATGTGTATACACCATTTGCCGAAATAGTGTCGTAAAAATCAGCATAAAAAGCTTTGCCTAAATGTATGTATTTTCTTTTAGCATCTATTGTTGTTAATGCTCCAACATAATCAACTAAGTCGCTATTATATCCAACCATATAAACGCCTCCTTCAAGGCAAAATAAAAGAGCATTTTAAAAACGCTCTATGTTGAAATTCATAATTTTGTTTTAAATTTGTGTTATTAATTACACATATTAAGTAATTTTAAAATCGTATTTCTTGTCATAATCAATTTGCTATTTCGCAAAAATCTTATTTAACGAAATTAAACATTAACTACTGGTGCCATACAGCAGGCACAATTGCATACTTCCGCTGGTGGCAATCCACTATCACCCGGGCATTCACACTCATATCCTCCAACTACAAAATTATCATCAACTTTAATTGGATTGTCCATGCTATAGTCTTCACCCGCTTGTAGGTGCGTATCTCTAGTATGGAAATAAGTTGGTAGCCATGCTTTGCCATCTATTAACTCACTATTTTGTTTATATCCTTCAATAGTGGCTTGGTTTAAGCTGCTTAATACTTCTGTTTGTGCTATTATTGTAGCCCTTGATTTATCAAACTCTGGAAAATCATCACTGCTTAATTCATCCGCTATGTCTCTTATTGTAAAATCATCATTATTGTACATTTCTTCTATTTTATCTTTAACATGTTGCTTAGTTGTTTCGTTAACTCCTGTGATCTTGCTAACTTTATCTTGTATTTTCTTTTGCACTTTAGGATTTCTTAAATCGAAAGTAACATTTAAATCCTTGTGTATATAAGCACCAATATTTTTAAATTCGTTTTCTACTGCTCCGCCACCAACTTTAAATACTTTTACATAAAGCGGTGTAATCTTATCTATTAATTCAGTATTCCATTTGTTTAAGTCTACAGGGTCTTTGTTGCCCTCTAAAACCTTACTTACTATATCCTTTTGCATAGACTTAAGATAGTTTTGCATTACACTTTTAAATTCTTTTGTTAGCGGTTCAGCCATCTTTTGGAATTCTTCGTTTCTAGTTTGGTTATTTTTTTCTATTCTTTTTTGTATTTTCTTTCTAACTGCCTTTGTAATGATTTTTTTTTTAATACTTTTACTTGGCTGTTCTTCTTGGGTTTCTTCATCTTGCATATTATTAGGTGGTAAATTATCCCCCTCGTTTTCTTCTCCACTATCCAAAGGCGCTAACATTGCATTTTGCCAAATAGTATCACCATTTTCCAAAGGTTTAAGGTCAACATCATCAAGCAATTTATTTAGTATTTTTCTTGCTTCGTTTTTAGTTATTGCTACGTCTGTAAGTTCTTTTACTGTATCAACCAAAAATTCCTTGTTCTCTGGTGTAGGGTCAGTGAATTGCAGTTCTATATCTTCTTTAAATATCTGTACAAATTCATTATTAAGTTTGTCCTGTATTCTCGTAAGTCTTGGTTTAACAACGTGCTTCTGAAATGTATATTCCGCTGTTTCTGCATTTGCCCTGCTTACATCATCAGTTAGCCCTAAAATACTTTTATGTACTCCAAACGCTCCAAGTATTTCATCACGTGTCATTTGCCTTAAGTTGTAAAAATCCATGTCTTTCTGTGACAAAGATAAGTTTAAAAAATTAGCTTTACTTCCTTCAATAAACCCTAATTTATGTGCATTATCAACACCAGTATGGTTGTCTCTAAATTCTTCCTTAAGTCTTTCAAAGGTATCATCATCAACATTTGTTTCCACATTTATCATGCCGCTTAGCGTCGCCCCATTATAGAAAAAGTTCCTATTATGTTGTGCTGAATACTTATCCATTTCTAAAGAATTTCTTGCCCCTTGTGCAGGGCCTATGCCATCATAAGGGTTAATAGGATTAGGCATACAGAAGAATATTATTTCGTCTGGGTCAAAAGGTATTGTTTGTACGCCTGTTCTGTACATATACCCTTTAATATAATTATTTGTATCTGGTAACACCCACATATCTAAAGGACTAATAGGCCATATTTCTCTTGCTCTTCCTGCTTTGTCTTTTGCTATATTCCAAAAGCATTTACCAGTTAAGTCTAAATACATTTGGGTTATTTCCATAAGTTCATATCTGCTCATAAAAGGGTTAGGATGGTTCAATACAGCTAAAGCTTGGCTTTGCTGCTCTGTAAGTTCTTTATCGCTTCCAGTTTTGTACGCTGACCATTCCGTATCTGCTACATTTTGGGCTATTTTACTAACGCAAGCAAATAACCAGCCTATTTCCCCATATGATCGGAGGAAGTCGCCTGTGCTAAGGCTAGGAGGTATTAAAACTTGTTGTGAATAATATCCATTGTATTGTTTTTGTGCAATGCCTTGTATTGGTCTTGATATATTTTTATTCAACTTCTCACCTCCCTCCTATCTTTAAGTTTATTTTGAAAGTTCAATCACATCATCTTCTTTAACAAACCATAATTTGTTTGGGTTGTTATTCAGTGTATTACCTATATCTTTTATAAGATAGCCGCCCTTTTCAAGTTTCCATATCATACCTTGTACTAAAAAGTTTTCTTCTGCAACTGTTAATACGCACATAACAATATTTTTTAATTCGTATTGATGTGGAGGGCTTTCAAAATACTTTTTCTTAATATCTTTAATAAATGTTTTTATATTTTCAAAAATCTTTTTCATATTTTCCCTCCCTTAAAGACAAAAAAATAAAGCGTACCACTACAAGAATTTAATCTTATAATGGTACGCCCGGTACGCTAAATTATTTTGTTTTAACTCTTCATTTTTGAAGGGTTTATTTCTTAATTATTTTGCTTTCTATTTTTTCATTTTCTTTTATGTAAAATTCGTTCCATGTCTTGCACCATCTGCAACGTTTTATTATATGTGCTTCTTTCCCTTCTGCTTCTAAAAGTACATTATTGCATTTCTTACATCTTAATGTTTCCATATGCCCTCCTAAGCTAAAAGCCGTGTAATCCTAGCTAATAATTTCTTTCTAATCCTAAATTTTTTAGTTCTGTTTGAAATTTTCAAGAGTTGTGCTGCTTTAAACTTGTCTTTTATTATTTGTATAACTATAGAGTCTAAAGATTTAAAGTTAACAGTAGCTTCAACTGTTTGAGGCTTATATTCAATTTCCCCACAAACATTATCTATTTGAAATGTTTCTTTGCATTTATATACTTTGTCTTCAATAGTAGCCATATATAATGTGCCGTTTTGTTCAGTTGGCATATATTATCCCTCCAAATTATTTTTGTATATGAATACTTACTATGTCTTCTACTCTGTATATAGATTCCCCTATATTTATAAATGTTCCGTGGTTTAATCTATATTCAATGTCTCTTAAATTTTCGTCATCATTTGCGCCTAATACTGTAGAACCATCATTTAATTTAATATTAACTTCCATAATATTACCTCCAAATAAAAAAGAGCCTTGCCGGCTCACTTATCACTATATTAATTATACCTTATATTTATGCTTGTATCCGTCAATCTTCCTTCAACTTTCCGTCATGGGTTTTATATAATGCCATAGTAATTCAATTCTTTAATTACTGGTTGCATATATGTTATGCTTTCAACTCCGTATTCATCATCATATCGTATTGCCCATTGTTTATTTGTGTTAACATTTATAACTTTAAAATTGCCTAATTCATATGTTATTCCATCATTGTTATTTTTGTATATATTTTTTAGCTCTTTCAAATCTTCTTCGTCATAGCAATGCACATATTTAGTACCATTTTGTTTTATATAATTAATTAGCTTTCCATCAGTTCTAAACTTTAGGCTATCATCTTTTTCAAGTTCCTTGCTTATATCATAGCCTAATTCTAAAGCCAATTTTCTAAATCCTTCTTCTTTATAATCCCACTTATTTACAAAAATAATTAATTCCATATGTTCTCCCTCATTTCGTGAAATCGTGATTTTACGAAGTAAACTTTGCAAAGCGTTGGTATATCTAGGCTTAAGGTTAATCATGTATTTTAATTTTGGAAATTAATTGGTAATTTTATATATTTGTTAACAAAAAATTCATATTTAATCAATCTTTTTAATAGCTTTTACTTTATTTTTCTCATTTCGCTTACATCCCCTGTTGTTAACTCTTGTGCCCATTGAGGGAGCCCTGTTTTATTAGGTATTATTTTTATTTCTTCACTACCTATTTGCAAAAATGCACCGCCACTAATTGATATCACCATTTCTTTATCATGCAAAACTATTTTCGGATTGGCTTCTAGTTTTTTGCCTTTTTCGCATAATGCCCATTCTCCGTTTTCAATATAATATGTATCACCATACATTTCTAATATCCCATTCAAATCATTAATATCCAGTGTTTCTCTATTTATTAATTCTAATATTCCTATTAATTTGTTTTTATCTATGAACTGCATATTGCCCCCCTAACTTTTTAGTAAGTTGTATTAATTCCTTTTCAGTATCCAGAATTTCATCATGTATTTTTCTGTCATATTCAGTTATATCTTTAAAAATTTCAAGCTGTTGTTTAACACATTCTTTTAACGCTTCATTTTCGTTTTCTAATTTTTTATTTTTTAGTCCCATATTTATAATACTGTAAACAATATAAATAAATATTAAGCATACCATAATGTTCGCAATTATTTCTTTAACCATATTATCCCTCCAATAGCATTTTACGAAGTTAATTATTTTCATTCTATGCGGTTAGTGCAAAGTATTATTTTATTATCTTCCTCTATTATTAAAGGAATAGAGATTTTCTGTGTTCTTCCATTAGAATTAATTATCAAATCTTTTCTAAAACTTAATAATTCTTCTATTGTATTTATTTCAATTGCCCCAGCATAAGTATATGGGTAATCCTCATTCCAATCGTGTTCTTTTACTTCTATAAATTTATGCTTGTTGCAAATATCTCTATAAGGCTTTATTTCTTCTTCATAACCATTATATGGGTTGACTACATAAAGTTTAAATTTCATATTATCCCTCCAACTGTTCTAATAGCATTTTATCTACTTGCCTTATCCATTGCCCGTTAAGTTGTTCATTGTCTCCAAGCCCATCAAGAACCTTTTGTTTTAAGATTAAAGCAGCGTCCTCTTCCTCGTTTTGCTCATTTATTAAAGATAAGTTTGTATCTCCTATAGGCACATTATATAGCCAGCTTACTGTGCCCTCGTCGCCTTCTGCCTTCGCTTGCTTTGCTATAGCATATAATAGTTGTGTTGTCCCTATCTCGGTGTTGTAATAGAAGTCTACTATATCATTAACATTATTAAATTCGATAGGTTCTAAGGCTTCAACGTTAATTTTATATGGTGCGTTCTTCTGATCTAAATAACTAATTATATGCTCATAGTGCCCATATTCTCCTTTGGCTTGTTCCTCAAAATATTTATAGAATCCTTCTAAGTTAAGAGCAGAGAAATACGCCTGTACATTTCTATATTTACTTTGATTAGTATATTCATGTGCTAATTGGTTTTGTAGCATATCTAAAATTGTATTGCTTAATAACATTATTTCACTACCTTTCTAACAATTTGTTTATATAATCTACACTGTAAAAATGGTGAGGCTCTAATTCGAATATGAAGTTATATCCTTGTGCTATATTGTTGAAACTTTCTGTTGCTCTCCCTTTGTCGCCACCAAACCTTTTATTAAAGCTTAATATGTATTCATCTTTTGTGATTATATTATATTCTTTTCTTTTAACTCCGTGTAATGTTTCTGCCGCCATTGCTTTTTCTGTTTCTTTCATCCATTCTTTTTCTTTTTCAAGTGTATTTAGAAACTCCAAAGTTGCCGTTAATTCCTCTGAATTGCTCTCACTTTGTATAGCTTTTAATGTCTGCCCTAATTTAATTGCTGTATTAGTTATAGAATTGTCTTTAGTCAATATATCTAACTCGCTATTGTCTATACTGCCAATATCCCCATATTGTCTACGTGGTGGCTTAGGCTTGCTACCTTTTGGTGGTTCACAATGAAATATTCTAGTACCTCCATCTTTTACTATTCTAGTTGGTGGTGGTTGTGGACATGGTGGAGCTATTCTTTGAGTTTTAGCTGGTGGAACATCTTTACTTGATTTATTTCCATATTGGTTTGGCGGGTCTTCTGGTGGTTCACCTTGTGGACTTGGGAATTTAAATCTTGCTATAGGTGGTAATTCTGATTTATGCTTTTTAAAAAACATTTATATCCTCCTAATATTCTCTTATTTTACGTGGCTTATGTAACTCTGGTAATGGTGGTGGTGTCTTTCTGTTTTCTTCTATTGGCTCAACTAAAACAATATCTTTTTTATTAACAATAAAATTATCGAACTCGATAAAATCGTTTTTGTTTTCTTCAATATATCTTTGGTAAAAACCGCTTATTTTATTTTCTGCTGATTTTATTTTTTTAACTTCAAAACAATTACCTTTCTGAATTGTAATAGCAAATTGCATCTTATATCCTCCTAACAATAAATCCTAAAATCTTATTTATAACTTTTAAGATGTTCTTTAATATATGTTCTTTTATAAAGTTCATTATTATTCGCCTTTCTTACTAATACTTATACTTTGTATGCCTGTAGAATTAGCGTTAATAGTTGCTCCCTCAATAACAAGTTCTCTGCCCTTGTTGAAGTTTTGCAGTAATAATCTTTCTTCGTTTGTTTCTGCTTCAATACAAATTGTATTTAAATTAATAAACTTTGCTTTCATATTATCAACCCCTTTATAACTATTGTAAATCTGCTTTGGATTATAAGTTGAGGGTTTTTACACTCTAATAAAATATTTTTCTGACTTCGTCAAACGTAAATTTTATGCACGCAATATACAAGTTTTATCATATATCTACGGCAATTTTAGCACTTTTGTGTATATATATTCGCTATTGGTGGCTATATGCATTATTTATGCAATAATAGAGTATTATAAATATGCATTATATTATAAAAATCTAACTCTTATGTTCCCACTTACAAGTTTTTCTGCAACTCCTGTAATTGCGTCTTGAGCATCATCATGTGTGTTCTTACCTTCTCGTTGATACTTAATCATTGATTCATAAAACTCCGGCCACTTGTCCATCCAGTTAACAGGAAAATATATATGTTCCATAACGAAAGTTGAGTTGCTTAATATCCTAGCGACTTTATTTTGGCTTTGGTGAAACCATCTAATAGAAGTTTTATTTGAATTAAATTTTTCTCTTAATATTCTTTCTACATTTCTAGCAAAGCCACGTCCACCATTATTGCTTTCTACATCTGCTATCTTAACATTATTTTCAAATAGCATTTTAGCTGTAGCCGGTTCTGTTACTTCCATGCCTTGTTTAGTAAAGTAAACATCTAGTATATAAGCTTCTTTGTTATATACTCCATAACATACGCTACATAAATAATCGCTGCCCTCGTCTGCTGTATCTGTATAGTTCTTAATGGTTTCAAACACTGTATTGCCTTTATCATCCTTGGGAATGTCTTTGTATGTTTGAAAGTTTGTGTACAATCTTCCCTTAATGTCGATAGGCTCTTGCTGATAGTTTGCACTAGCTATGTCTGCACCCATTGCTCGCTTTTTAGATTCATAACTTTTTCTTGAAAGTATTTCATCACACAACATTGTGCCATCATCTTGTAAAGCTTTCATGTTGATATGTCTTATCTTTTTACCTTCCGCTTGGAAATGTCTTAATGCTTTGCCTGCTAAATCTTCGGTTGCCCATCTTGTCATTATTATTATGATCTTGCCACTTTCTTCGAGGCGTGACAACATAGTATTAGTAAACCAATCCCACTGGTTGCCTAATACATTTTGGTTGTAAGCTTCTTGCGCGTTCTTAATAACATCATCTATTATCATAAGAGAGCAACCAAAGCCTGTCGCTGTGCCTGTCGGTGAAGTAGCAAGGTAGTTGTTATATCCACCTTCTAAACTCCATAAGTTCATGGCCCCATCACCATGTTTGATATGTGTGTTAGGGAATATATCGCTGAATACTATTTTGCTTTTATCTGCTTTTATTTCTTGGATTGCATTTCGAACCGACTTTGAAAACGTAGTTGATAGAGTTTCGTTATAACTGCCCGTCATGACTTTAGCTTGATTGTCTTTCCCTAGTACCCATTCAACAAACTTGCCTGCTGTTCTGCTTTTGCCGTGCCTTGGTGGAAGGTTTAGCACTAATACTTCTTCATCAGATTCATAAAAGTTCTGTAGATCATTACACACCGTTTTTAAATATTCTCTACCAGTTTCTTTATAAAAGTCTGGTGCTGTAAAATTACAATAATTCCAGAAGTGTCTACGTGCCTTTTCTATCTTTATATCTATCAGCCTTGGTATTATCATGTTATCACCTTATTTGGGATTCTTTTAGATGTGCTGCTACGCATATTTTGTCTATTTGTTCATTAACTTTATCTACTATCTTATTGAATAGTTCGTAGTTCATTTCTTCCCATTCGGTGTCAAGTAGTTTCTCTGCAAAAAAGTTTGTAGCATTTTCTTTTACTTGGCTTTTGGGATTGAGTCTATATCTGGATATATCCTTTGTATTAATTTCTTTTGATTCAACCGATTCTATCTCATATATGCAAATTTTTCCTATTAACTCCATAAGTAAATCATTGTCTGTGCTCTCCCATTTATTATCAAGTAAACTTTTTATTAACGAATTTGTATTTGCCATTGTAATCCCTCCATTATTTTAGGTTTTGACATTTTAAATGTCTTAACTATGTTCTATACCCTTTGGGCAAAATGCTCCGTATTCTCCGCTAAAACATTTTTTTGTTTGCGCCATCATCAATAAACTTTTTATATAGATTTGATATTATATCCATTTTGTCTCCTATTGTTCGTTATATTACGTATATTTTTATATTCTTGTCTTATACTTGCCCGCATATTTTAATATTTATACGAATTATATTGTTTTATATTTAATTTATTGTTCGTATTTTAACTTTAATTTCGCAAAAACAGGATTTGACGAAATAAGTTTCTAAAGTGGCTATTCTTCTAACTTTGAGGCTATCTCTTCTAATTTTTCTAAGTCTTTATCATCTAATTTGGTTAAATCTATCTTTGCATTTACATTTTGTGTTACTTCTCCGCTATGTTCAATCTCTTGTCTTTCTGTAAATAATCTGTATCTTTTGCCTAATAGTTCTGCTGCTTTAGTTCTTTCATTTAGAGGTGCATCTAAATCGAATTGGTCTTTCTCTTCTCCACGCATAACTTTAGTTAAGTATTGCAGCACTTCCGTAGGTTTGGCTATTCTTTCATCTTCTATTTGCTTAAGTCGTTTGTCTAAATAAGCCTTTACATTAGGGTTTTTAAGGGTTTTGCTTGCTTCTACACCTGCCGACTTATAATTCTTATACCCTGCCTTTGAATAGGCTTCTGACGCGTTCCCAGATTCTATATAATAATCAGCAAATGCCTTTTGTTTTTCTGATAGTTTTTTGCCCATTCATCTCACTCACTTCCTTATATATCTTTATATAACTCTACTAGCTTTTTTAATATCTCTATATTAGAGTGTGAACTAAATACTTCTACTTTAACGAATTTATATTTGCTTGGATCCTTTTTGTTATCTGGATATAGTCTGTTATATTCTTCTATTGGCATTAATCTATTTATTTTATGTATAGTACATACCTTTTCTAGTTTATTGCTATAGTACTGGTCTCTACTTAACAAATAGGTATATCCTTTTACCTTTAATGCTGTAATTAGTTTGTTTATCTTACTTTGTATATTCATTAATGCCACCCCATTAACGTTTTAAAATGCTTTATAGCCAAATTTTGCAGTGTTATATACTTAGATATAATATCAGTTTGCTTGCCTAATAATATTTTTGTTTCTGGTTGTATATCTATTTCTTGGGTTCCATTTGTTAAGTTTTCTTCTAAAGCTTTTATTATGTCATTCCCATAAACTTTATCCATATTCTCACCTCGTTTTTAAAATAAATAATGAATAAAGAAATATAATAATGTTAAATATATAACGTCAGAAATTAAATTACTTAATCTATCCTCTGTACTATTTTCTGTCACCATATTGTGTGTGCATACTATTGTACTTAAACTTGAAAATATTAATCCTATCCATGCTATTATATACATACTAATCTTCTCCTAACTTATGTCCACATATAGGACAATAATCTATTTGTATAAATGTGCTGTTATAATCACATGCTTCAAGATAATATTTACCTTTGTCAAAATATATTTTAACTTCTGGTTCTATTCCTTTGTCGCTTAAATAAACTTCTTTTTTCTCTTTTAATTCTTGGCATATACATTTATTTGGCTCTTGCTGTAATATCATAAGCTTTTTATATTCTTCTTCATATAAGGCTAATAACCGCTTTAATTTTGGTACTTTATAATTATTATGTTCAGTACAACCACAATACATTATTTCTGCTTTTAAATCATCTATTTTTTCTCCGACTGTCATACGTACAAGATTCCAATTTATGTTATTCATGTTTTAATATCTCCTTTATAGTAATACTTTCACTTCTCTTTCTACCCCGCTTAGAAATAGTTTGGGGTATGCCGTGCTACTAGGTGAAAAGCCTTTTTCTTCGCCATATCCGCCAAATGTAAGCCATGCATTTGTGTTTATAAATGTGTGTTCTACTCTAGTAACTTTTTTATTTCTGTAGTCACTACGGTAAAATGCAGTTTTTGTCGTCATAGGTACATGAGTATGGCTATGTATATAAATATCTGCATCTATTGTATCTTGCATTTCTACTAACCTTATAGCCTTTGCACCCATTTTACGTCCGCCGCCTGCTCCATGTTTACCATATATAGAGTAACAAGTCTTTCTATTATTTCTATTCTGGTTAATACCAAAACTTAAAAATAATAAATATGCTCCTTGGCTGTATGTATTGGCTATCCCTAACTCTCTAGTAACCCTATCCATTATTAAAATTCCATCATCTTTATTACTTCTTCCTTCATGATTTCCTTCTGTAGTTACTATAATTCTGTCTTTCAAAGGTTTTAATAGGCTCACTAAATAGTTAATAGCTTCGTTAGGGTTCTTAGTTTCTGCGTATATGTCACTTACTCCATGCCTTGTAGCGTTATTAACCAAATCTCCATTAAGTATTACATACCTATTCTTTTGGTTTAATACTTCGTCTTTCCACTTGCTAAATTGCTTCATGCTTACAAGCCTGTCTCCTATATGAAGATCTGATAATATATACAACTCCAAGTCTTTATACTGTGGTAAATCTTTCTCTATTACTTTCATGTGTTCACCTCTCAATACCTTCCTTTTATTTTATTTGCATCTACTTCTTTGTTCTGTTCCATTAGCTTTTTAAAGTATATATGTTCTTTGTTTTTATTTTTGCACGTAGGCTTAGGCTTTGCGCGCTTCTTTTCTTCCATTGTTCTCAACTCCATATCTGCATATATTTTCTTTGCACCAACATGAACATATTAATTTGCCTTTATTTTTACAGCTTTTGCAATTATCAAGTTCAACTTTTTCTTTCATTCTTAAACTCCTTATAAATAAAAAATGCAGCTACATTTAAGCAACTGCATTTTTGAGGTGATTGGGGGATAACTTTTACCTTTAGTTTATTTATTTTTTATTCTAAAGTTTTACAGTATGACCGTATGGTGGGAAGAATAGGGTTTGAACCTATAATGTATCTTACGTCACAGATTTACAGTCTGCTTGCTTCTCCAATTTGCATATCTTCCCATAGATAAAAGCCGTCGGTTTAAACCACTTAAACTTCCAACGGATTTGTTGTCATTGTGGTAACAACAGTTTTCAAATGTTTGCGTTCAACCACAACTCAGGCAAACGTGGAATTTTTCTTTCATAAGCTCTTCAAAGTATGGTAGGTTGGTAACCCTACATTCCCAATAAAGGTGATAGATACCTGTTCTATCCTCATACTTTTGACTTTAGTTTATAATTTTTTCTTTAATAAAATCCGCTTAGCTGAAAAGCTAAGCTGTGGCAATATGATTATGCCCATCTGTTTCAACAGGTCTCTGTCATATGTCGGTTTTCTCTACTGTCTATATTATTATTATAAACCCTTTAGGTACCTTGCATCCGTCAACTTTCCTTCAACTTTCCGCCATATAGTTATATTGCGCATTAATCATTATTGGACATGCTCGCAAAATTTTTAGATATTTCATCAATCTTTTGTATAAGATAGCTGGCAGTGAATTTATGTTTAAGTATTTTAAAAGAATACAATTGCCAATTTTCAATGTCTGTTATTGGTTTTATTGTAATAATGTCTTCATCTGTGCTAACAACCATAGTTATTCCATTTGCAACCACTTTTATATCTTCCATTTAAAATTCTCTCCTTGTGCTTCGCACATACTTTGTTCAAATCAAGTATTCATATATTTATATACATACTCTAATGTTTCTTTCCTTTTCCTTCTTACTGTAGATTCAGAAATATTTATTTGCATTGATATTTGTAAGTCAGACATTGGTCTACGTGAGCCGTATTTTAGTTCAACTAATTGCTTGTCTTCTTCCAATAGCTGATTAAGTGTATATTCTATATCTGCATTTTGTGAGTTTATTTCTCTTATTTTATATTTATCATTAAGGATTTTTCTTCTGGTATCTTTCCATTCTTTCTCTAGCTTTTCTATTTGTCTTACTGTCTCTTTTTCTGCAAAGCTTGTGCCTAAGTTCGAAGTTTGTACTTTCTCGTCGTAACTTACTGCCATATTAACTTCTGTCTCAAGCGTTATGTTAGTCTCTTTTATGTCCTTGTATATTTCATCCCTGCGTTGTTCGTTTCTTCTTATTCTAGCCTTTAAGCGTTCTGTTTCTCTTTGCTGCCTATAATATCTATATAGCATACCTTCTGTTTTCTTAAATTGTTCATCAGTTATCATTTAAGCCCTCCTTTGCTATTTTACACGCTACTTGCCAATATGCTTGGAGTAAGTCAAGGGTTCCAGTATTAAATGAATGCGTTGGTATTTCCCACTCGTTTCCATCATATATGTCTACACAATATTCGTCTTTAAAATACGTTGTGTCTATTCTACAATATGTTTTATCTTCTATAAATTTTCTTAGCTGCCCTTCTGTAAATACTGGTGAGAATGGTGCATATTCTAAACTTGATTCTTTACTACGTTTAGCATTTATTAATGTTCCATTATCTAATATGCAGCCTATATATATTCCTCTTAAAAACTGTTCTCCATCATTTTCTCTTCTAAAATCTCTAAAGAATAAATCTCTTATTTCTGGTAACCACCAATCTAAAAATACCTTTTGTACTTCTTTAGGTTGTTCTAAAAATAATTTAGGTTCTATATATTCCATTTAATCACCTCGTTTTTACCCTGTTTTCTTTTTTTACATATCCGTGGCTTTCAAAACTATAAAATTCATTGTTATCATGTATAAACCCTTTTCTAATATCTTTTGAAATATCTTCTAACATATCTGCTACTTGGTTAGAATCGCCAATACATTTTATTTCAAAAATTCTACTTGAAGTTTCAGCCATTTCATTTTCTCCTTTATTATTTGATTATTATTTGATAATACAGTTTTATATCTATTCTCAAACTGGTCGAATTCGATGGGTTTAAAATCTTGTTTTTCAATTTTTATCATTTTCGTGGCGCCACGAAAAAGGTATTAAAATGGAATATTTCCGTCGTCTACTGGTGTTATAACATTCTTATAGCTTTCATCATTATTGTTTTGCCCATCATCTTTCCATGCTTCGACTTCAACATGATTGCATACTATTTCAGTTATATACTTCTTTGCTCCATCTTTTTCATATGATCTTGTTTCTAATCTTCCTTCTAGCCCTATCTTACTAATTCTATCTTGATTATTACTTAACCATTCTGCTTGTTTACCCCACAGTACACAATTAAAGTAATTATATTCTTTCTCTTTAAAGTCTTTCTTTACTGCTATGCTAAAGTTAGCCACTGCCTTACCATCGCCCGGTGTAAATTTTAATTCTATTCCGTTCTTGCCTATATATGCATTTGTCATTATTACTTTATTCATTTCCATTCCTCCAATATCTCAATTCCATCTTTGCTAAATCCGAAACCATCATTTCCTAACTCACATTCTTCTATCCACGCATTTAAAGTTTCATACCCTAGTTCATCAAATACAGCTTTATCATTTTCATAAGCATATTTGCATAAACCAGAAAAATCTTTTTCACCTAAAATTCCAATTAGGTTATATCCATTAAATAACTCACCAACTATTAAAATTTTATCTTTAAGATACCCCTGCCATGATTTTGTGGCTTTTTTAAGTTTAGCTTTTTTAATTCCACTATCCATGAATACACCTCCTAAGAACATTTCCGCTCATATCAAATACAATTCCATGTTGCATATCTATCTTTGCCCTTTGCCATCTTCCGTTCTGTTTATATCTACATGGGCTTGTTATACTATAGTTTGCTTCAAATAAGTATTTACTAGGGTTGTCTATAAACTCTTTTATACTTATCTTAGACATTATTTATTCCTCCTTAAAATAATTTTTAATTTCAAAAACTAATATTAAAATAAG